CACGTTCCGGACGGGCACGAATATTGTGCTAACGGATTCTTTTCTCACAATTCCAAGCTTCGTGGTTTCCGTTTTAATTGCATAATTATCGACGAGCTCCTTTTGATGCCAGAGAAAATTCTTAAAGAAGTTATAATGCCGTTCCTTTCTACGAATGCTAACGTGGAAACCCGTGCCGCAGCCGAGAAACTCTACGAAGACGCTATCAATGAGGGTCTAATGACCATTGATGATTACAATGGGATTAAAGAGTCCCACCCTCTTTTCAAAAACAATAAATTAGTGGGCCTCTCCTCAGCCTCTTATCAGTTCGAATATCTATACACCTTATATAAAGATTATATTAAAAAAATCAAAAGCGGCACGACGGACGGTAAAGCTCTCCTGAAAGATGGTTCTAATAAGCTTTTGGGTAGTTATGCGGTTTTTCAAATGTCCTACGACATAGCCCCCAAAGGTCTATACAACGAGGCTCTTTTGGAAAAATCTAAAGCCGAAATGAGTAAGGCTCAATTTCAGCGAGAATTCGGCTCCCAGTTTTCAGATGACTCCTCTGGGTATTTCAATGCGAGAGCCCTTGAGCGGTGTTCTGTACAGCCTGGGGCTCAACCCTGCTCCCAGCTTGAAGGGAAAGGCGGCTCGAAATACATGTTGGCTATCGACCCTAATGCTTCGGAAAGCGATGTGGCGGATTTTTTTGCCATGGGCCTCTTTAGGATGGACGAGGACGAAAGATATACTCAAGTTCATACTTACGGCGTGGCTGGATTGAAATACAGCAATCACATCCGTTATCTTCATTACTTAATGAAATCGTTCAATATAGAATTCATTGTAATGGATAATGGCGGTGGCGTTCAGTTTTTAAGGGCTTGCCAGGAAAGCAAGCTATTTAAGGACTCCAAAATAAAACTCGAAGCCCTGGAAGACACTAATTTAAGCGTGACCGGAGGCGAGGCCGAACTTACGGAACTCAGAAAATTCCGAAAAGAATATAATAAGGAAGCTGGAAAAATAGTATACTTTCAAAAATTCAACAGCGACTGGCTTCTTCAATCCAACGAGAGTCTCCAGGCTTCCGTGGATAATGCGAACATAAGGTTTTCTTCCGACATATCGAGTATAGATTCGGAATTCAAGAAATGTTTAGGTTTAAATATAGATATAGACAACCTGAAATTTACTGGAGATGAAAATGTAGATTTTCAAGGGAACATAATCGAAGACGACTACGAAAACTTCGATAAAAAGCAGGCTAAAAGAGCAAAACAGATCGACCTAATTGAGCACCAAGAGTTTCTAATTACCTTAACTAAAAGACAAATAGCCTCCATAGAACCGGAAGCGAGTACAACCGGAACCTCCATAAGGTTCGTTCTCCCTAAGGAACTTCGTAATCAAAAGGGGCGAAATAGGGCTCGCCGAGATCTATATACGACCGTTTTAATGGGAAATTGGGGTATAAAGAAGTTTCGGGCTATGCAATCCATACCAAAAGAGGTCAAAGAGGACTGGGAGGTACAAATATTTTAACTTTCATTTTATAACTCTTTGACTATTATATTTTTATGACAGTAAATTGAAAGTGGATTTTTTTAACTTTTCCTCTATTATATAAATAGGGGTAAAACAAAAAGCAACCTATGGCTAAGAAAAGAAAATATACCAAAAGAAACGCGGATTACTGGGGTAAGAAGTCTAGTTCAGAAGCTTCGGATATTTCCGAATCTTCCGATTGGGAACCTCTGGAAACTATGTCTGCGGAAGAATTCGACTCAATTGGAAGAAGGTACAGATCGACAAGATTTTCCTCAAGGTCTAGCTCGTGCAATACTGGCGGGGCCACGGGGACCCGAAGAAATCGCATTACGAACAGTAGGACCCCTAACGAGTACGATAATATAGCGAGACTTTCCCTCCCATATACAAGTAGTACAGCTAGGGGCGGAAGCGTTGTAAGTATAAGACAGGCCGTAATACTATGCCAAAAAGCCTATGCTGGGGTTGGTGTATTTAGAAACTCAATCGATGTAATGACTGAGTTTAGTAGCGCTAATATCTACCTGACTAAAGGTAGTAAAAAAAGTAAAGACTTCATCCATAAATGGTTACAAAAAGTAAATATAGAAAGTCTAACGGAGCAATTCTTTAGGGAATATTATAGATCCGGAAATGTTTTTATATATGGATTCGAGGGTAAATTCACGGCGGAAGATATTAGAAAAATGAAAAAGATATATTCCGGAGCTGCATCTAAACTTAAGATTCCAGTGAAATATACCATATTAAATCCAGCCGACATATCTATGAATGCGGCGACTTCCATATCGAAGGGTTTATATAAAAAAGTTCTTTCCGCATACGAGTTACTTAAAATACAAACTAAATCTACACCAGAAGACAGAGATGTATATAATTCCCTATCTCCCGCCGACAGAAGAGCCATTAAGAACGGATCTTGGTCTGCCGATGGGTTAACTATCGATTTAGATGTAAAACGTTTAACCACGGCATTTTATAAAAAACAAGATTACGAGCCTTTCGCGACCCCTTTCGGTTGGTGCGTGCTGGCTGATATTAATTTTAAGCTTGAACTTAAGAAAACCGACCAAGCGATTGCCCGTGTCGTTCAACAGGTTGTATTGCTAGTCACTATGGGGGCCGAACCCGAAAAGGGCGGAATGAATAAGAAGGCTATGGTCGCCATGAGGACAATGTTGGAGAACGAAACCGTGGGTAGAACCATAGTTTCTGACTTCACCACCAAGATGGAGTTCATTATCCCCCAAATTGGAGATATTTTAAACCCCAAGAAATACGAAATAGTAAATAAAGATATTCAAGAGGGACTTCAAAACATAATTTTCTCTCAGGGCGAAAAATTCGCTAATCAAAACGTTAAAGTAAAGGTTTTTCTAGAGAGGCTTAAAGAGGGGCGCAAAATTTTCCTAAACGAATTCCTGCAAAAGGAAATTAAAAAAGTTAGCAAGGAAATGGGGTTCAAATCAGTTCCCCTGGCCAACTTCCAGGAAACCGACCTTCAAGACGATGTTCAAATCAATAGGGTTTACTTGAGATTGCTGGAGCTTGGTATTCTTGACGGAGATCAAGTGATTAAGGCTATTGAAACGGGAGTCCTTCCGGAAAATGGTGAACTGGAAGAGGCTCAAAAGAAATATGTGGAGCAAAGAAAAGAGGGGCTTTTCAATCCTCTTGCTCCCGCCCCCGTTAACGAAGAAGAGGAAGGGGGGGGTTCTTCCAGTAAGATGTCCAACCCTAATACCCCCACCAACGGAAGACCTCCTGGAACTGGCGCCCCCCAAACTACCAAAAATGTTAAACCCGTAGGAACATCCTCCGCTGAAGTATTTGGGGTGGGTAAACTGAAAACCTCGTTTTATGATGTGTGTCAGCTCATCAGTAGGGCTGAAAGGTCAATAAAAAGGAAACATAAATTAAAGGAACTGAACGACGAACAAAAAAATGTAGCATTCGATATAGTCGAAGCTATTATAACCACAAGGAATAAGGAAAGCTGGAATAAAAACATATCGGAAGCGATAAATAACCCCGAAAAGGTTTTGGGTTCTTTTATCTCTAATGAACAAACCGAAGAGATAGACGATATCGCCGCTCGCTTCAATTTGGATAGTTTCCAAGCTGCCCTACTTTACCATAGTAAGGTTAATGGGGAAAAGAATAGCATATAATACTACCTACGGTTTTGTCGGACCCAATAGGCTAACTGGTGACTTCTCTTCTGGAGAAGTTTCGCAGCTTATTCGTGTTCAAAGTTCTGACATAACTTTCTCTTCTCCTCCGAGCCCCGTCCCTCAACTCGGGTCCTTCTCGACCCCCGTGACTACCTTAGAGGGGCCGTATGTTGATCTTAACTTAAACTATTTCTCGACAAACGGCGAAAACGAGACTGCTGTCGGATTCGTTACCGACGGATCTCTGGGGGCCTTCGCTAACTTGGGGCAAAACGAAAGGCATTTATTTTTAGTTGAAAATCCGGACCATCCCGACGACCCAACTACAACCATGGGTTTGGGGCATATGGCTCTTGTTGGATATGGGGTAAATGCCGCCGTAAACCAACCGATTCAATCCAGTATGAATTTCAGAGGTTTCAACGCCTCCATAGACGAAGGGACGACGGGACACACGCCATCGATAAATCTATCGAACGGGATTCCGGAGCAAAATTACAGTTACGAACTACCACCATATAATCAAGGAATACATGAACGCACTACAGGAAATCTTGGGAATAGCATTGTCAATCGGGCCTCAGATATTATACTCAGTTACCCATCTGGGGCTTTGTTTGGGTCGGATATTGATAATATATCTAAAGTCTTTATTCAGAGTTTCGATCTAAACATTTCGCTACCCAGAACCGAATCGAAAAAACTAAGCGACAGATACCCATCGAACAGGACTCTTAATTACCCAATTACAATAGACGTTTCGGCGGGACTAACATTGGGACGGCACGAAGCGGAGCAGCTTCAATCCGCAATAAATAAAACTGGGGATATAGAATTTGAAGTCAGAAGTCATTCTTGCGGAACGGATTACGATGAGAATTGGGATCAATCCGGAGTAACCTCCATAAAATATACTCTAAAAGGGGCCCGTTTCGTTTCTCAATCTGAGTCTTTGGGTATAGGGAATGCCATAAATCTAACTTTGAACTGGCAAGCCTCAATAGGAAACCCCTCCTCGGAAACCAATAACTTTTTAATTAGTGGAAATTATGGGGAGCTAGCTTATGTATTTAAGGATTATCAGTCCGGATCTGGCGAATCCTCAGTAACGGGAGAGGGTCTCCATACAATCGACACGGTTTATACCTTCAATAAAGTGAAAAGGGATATTGGAGGCGAAGATTTCAATATTAGGCTCCACGATTTCCCGTTTTTAGATTCGGGGGCTTATAATCAGGAATTTATATATCAAGGTAATACCGGGATTTTAAACGTGACTGGGGATATAGCCTCTGGAATGACCCACTTCCTAGCCGATTGGAATGCGGCATATGGGGCGGGATATCTAAAGACCTATAAGGTAGACAGTTATACCGGGGTCATGGTTCCTTATGATTACGGTTGGTCGGGAGATCTAATTTCTAGGCAGCATAATTTCCCTTTCTTGATTGAGCTGGAAGGTTTCAACGATAAGGAAATAACTTTAGGTATCGAAGGTTTACCCTCTGGAATTTCGGGGAGTTTCGCGGACCCCACTTTTACTCCGGATCCACAAAAATCTTACTACTTCAACACTTTCAGTATTAAATGTACCGATCAGAAGTTTCCTATTACCACTAAATATGATGTTGGTATTGTGGCTTATACCGATTCCATGAGAAAGGTTCTCCCTTTCAGAATACATACCGAAGAAACCTATCATATTTCTCTTTTACCGGGAGATGTTGAAAAAATGCATACCTGGATAGATGCTTACGATAGGTTTAGCTACGTGATGGATTCGGGAATTCCAGACCCCGGAAGAGACGATCAGTTTTATCATTACGATTTTATTTTAGATAAAGTATCTGGAATACACACCCTGCATAACGAGGAGACCTCAAATAAATCTTATATGTTGGCGGATGCATTTGCTAATAAAATTATAATTCCAGTTAGGAATGATCAGTCAGATCAGAGAATTATAGCGAGTGGCGAAATATATGTTCAAGATTTTAGCGCTTTCACCGTATTTATGGTGGGATCAATTTTTAGCGAGAGGGTCGATAATGCTAATTCTTATATATTT